AGCAATTTGGAACTACGGGATGAGGAGGTGAGAAGTGCCCAGAGTCGAGTGGGACGCCGTAGGAGCTCGGGTCTTCGAGGCTGGCGTAAACCGTGGGATGCTTTACGTCGGTTCTGATCCGGGAGTTGCCTGGAACGGGTTGACCAAGGTCTCAGAAGTCCCTGTTGGCGGGACCGCCAAGGAGGTCTATCGCGACGGCGACAAGATCATCAACCTGGTGTCTCTCGAGGAGTATTCGGCGACGATCGAGGCATTTTCGGCTCCCAAGGCATTCGATCCTTGTTCCGGAATCCTGAATTTGGCTCCGGGGCTATTTGCCTGTGAGCAGCCCAGGAAGAAGTTCGGATTTTCCTACCGGACGCTTATCGGAGACGATGTCAGGGGACTTTACGGGGCCTACCTGATACACCTCGTTTACAACGTCACCGCCAAGAGCCCTGAGTTCCTGAACGAGACCCGCAGTGACAGGCCTAACGTGAGGCCTCGAACGTGGTCGATTACCACTGAGCCGCTCTACGGAGTGTGGCCAAAGCCGACTTCACATTTCATGATCGATACGAGGGAGTACGCTCCGGCTGATATTCAGGTCGTCGAGGACACTCTCTACGGTACGAGCACCACTGATCCCAGGATGTTGACGGCGACGGAACTCGGACTCCTGGTAGAAGTGGAGATAGGGAGCGGAGTATGAGGATAATCTGGGACGACCCTGCAGATCGCATGTTCACCTCAGGGATCAGTCATGGAGTCATATTCCCCGGAGATGATCCTGGCATCGCATGGAACGGGCTCGTTTCGGTCACTGAGACTTCGGATTCGACCAAGGATCCGCATTATTTCGACGGGATCAAGTACGTGGAACGGAACGTCCCGTCGCCGTTCTCTGGATCCATATCCGCGTTTACCTATCCGGACGAGCTTGAGCCGTATGTCGGAATACTCGGAACGGCGACAGGCCAGCCAAGGCGGGCTTTCGGATTCAGTTACAGGACGGATCAGCAGATCCACATCGTCTACAACGTCTCGATGCTTCCGACCAAGGCCGATCACGATTCGATCAGCGAGAATACGAATCCGCTCGCGTTCGAATGGGGTTTCACTACTCTACCTGAAAAAATCCCCGGGGGGAAACCCACCGCACACCTCGTGATAACGGTCGACGATACTCAACCAGATGCCATCGCTGCTCTCGAAGACGCCATCTACGGCAATGACGAGAACGAGCCGTCGCTTCCGGATCCGATGGATCTAATCGATCTGTTCGAGGCCAACGCGCTCATGCGAGTCATTGACAACGGGGACAATACGTTCACGGTCATAGGCCCGGACAGCATGGTCGCGATGGTCGATGCGGAGACGTTCCGAATTACCGCGAATACTGTAGTCATATTCCCGAACGGCACATTCAAGGTAAGTTCGCAATAGGAAGGAGCAGCGATGGCTGAAGTAATCGGGATGACCGCAGAAGCTATTAACGCGATCACGAACGCGCTCGTTCAGACTGGAGAGGTCCAGGACGACGGAACCATCGTTCTCATAACCCTGAACGGAACCAGGCTTCCGATAGGCAACATCTCCGTTGACCCGACTCTGGCTCAGATCGCGAACCTCACCCCCGCTGCTGATGACATGATCCAGCAAAAGGCGGGTGTCTGGACAAACCGGACGATGGCTCAGGTCCTGGCCGATCTGGGCAATGACATCAATACCATCGAGAACCTCGTGCCGGCTAACAACGACTTTCTCCAGCGGAAAGCCGGTGTCTGGGCGAACCGGACCGTCGCTCAGGTGATGACCGATCTTGGTACCGATCCTCACTCGATTCAGACGGTGCTCAAGACGGCTACGACGAACCGTACCGCCACGTCGGTGATCGATGATCCCGATATCAAGATGACCCTGGATCCGAACAGCACGTACGACTTTTCCTTCGAGTGCTCTTACGGCGGAGCGGTCGCGATGGTGTGGAGCTGGACAGTTCCCACTGGTTATTCCGGCTTTCACTGTGATGTCTTTAACCTGGCGGGTACTGGTAATGGGTGTTACACCGCCACGTGGAACCCGGCGACTACCTACACGGCGGGCGCCATAACGCCGGGCCTCATGTCTCGCGGCTACCTTACTCTCGGTGCCACCGGAGGCAATTTCGCCTTCAAGTGGGGTTCCGCGACTGCTGGTCAGACGGTGAGCCTGGGTACGTCCATTCTCCGCATGAGGAAGATCTCGCCTTAAGGAGCGCGATGATCGAGATAACCGTCTCAGGAGACACCGGCAAGACCGAGAAGTGGCTGAAACGGATGTCCACCGGACAGCAGTACCAAGCCGTTGATGCCGGCGCAAAGCAGGGAGTCGCCGCTCTCAAGGCTGCTACGCCGGTTGATACGGGATTGACCGCTGCGTTGTGGGCCAGCACGGTTGTCAAGCACCTCGCTGGGGTCAAGATCACCTGGACCAACGCTCACATCAACCGAGGATTCAACGTCGCCGCCGGGATTCAGTACGGTCACGGAACCGGCACCGGAGGATACGTGCCGGGCAGGGACTACATCAATCCGGCCATGAGGCCTATATTCAAGCTGATCGCAGACAATGTCTGGAGGGAGGTGACCCGTGGCTAGCATCGATGAGAGAATCGTCCAGATGACCTTCAAGGGCGCATCGTTCCTCAACGGTGTTTCCCAGGTCATAGGCGCTCTCGACAAGCTCAAGCAGTCGATGAACAACCTCAAGGGAACCGGCAAAGCCCTTGGTGATGTCAACGCTGCTGGTCAGAAGGTCGATCTCTCGCATATTGCCGATGGTGTCGACAAGGTCTCGTCCAGATTTACCGCCATGAGCGCCATCGCTATTGGCGCCCTGACGCGGATCGGCGGTGCCGCGGTAGCCGCTGGCGGACGATTGCTCAAGTCTCTCACGATCGCACCGATTGCGGCGGGCCTGGATACCTACAGCACCAAGCTCAACGCCATACAAACGATCCTTGCTAACACCATGGGCCAGCAAGGGTCGAACATCGGGAACGTCACCAAGGCCCTGGGCGAGCTGAACAAGTACTCTGATCAGACGATATTCCGCTTCAGTGACATGGCCCATAACATCGGCCTGTTCACTGCCGCCGGCGTCAACATCAAGGACTCGGTCTCCTCGATCAAGGGACTGGCCAACGTCGCTGCGCTCTCGGGAGCAGGTACGCAGCAGGCTGCCAGTGCGATGTACCAGATGTCCCAGGCGGTTGCCTCGGGCACGATCAAGCTGATGGACTGGAATTCGGTCGTCAATGCCGGTATGGGCGGCAAGGTCTTCCAGAACGCCATCATACAGACGGCCAGGCAGCACGGCGTTGCCGTCGACGACATGATCAAGAAGCAGGGCAGCTTCCGTGACTCCCTGCAAGAGGGATGGCTCACCTCCGAGATCATGGTGGAGACGCTGTCCAAGTTCACTGGTGACCTGACTGACGCTCAGCTCAAGTCCATGGGCTACACGGACAAGCAGATCCAGCAGATCCAGGCTCAGGCCAAGGCTGCTAAGAACGCCGCTACTCAGGTCAAGACCATATCCCAGCTGATGGAGGTCATGGGAGACTCTGTCGCCACAGCATGGTCCCATGTCTGGGAAGCGGTACTAGGCAACCTGCCCCAGGCGACTCAGCTTCTCACAGCCGTTTCCGCCGGTCTCTCCAAGGTGTTCGTTGCCCCGATTACGCATCTCGGAACTCTTCTCCAGAAGTGGAACGACCTCGGCGGACGTCAGGCTGTCATCAACGGCCTTACCAGCGGCATCAAGCTTCTCGGCCAGGTCCTCAGGCCAGTCAAGGAAGCGTTCCGGGAAGTATTCCCGCCGATGACAGCTCAGCGTCTTGTGGAGATGTCCAAGGCGTTCGAGAAGTTCATGGGCAACCTGAAGATCAGTTCCGGGACGCTCAACAACATCAAGACCATATTCAAGGGCCTCTTCGACGCCATCAAGGTCGGCGTGGACATCGTCAAGGGCATATTCAGCGTCTTCGGGAAGCTGATCTCCTCGGCGACAGGTGTTGGTGGCGGTATTCTCGGGCTAGTTGCCAAGGTCGCCAGCCTGATCAGCGGATTCCGGAAGGTGCTTGAGAACGGCGGTGCGCTCGAGAAGTTCTTCGGCGGACTCGGCAATATTCTCTCGCTTCCCGTCAAGGCCCTGAGTGCGGTTGTTGGCGGATTCGATAACTTCATCAGTGCCATAGGCCGGGTTGTCGAGAGAATGAGGCCGTTCATCGACGCGATTACCGGTGCCTTCAAGGGTCTTGCGAGCGGGATTGTCGCTGCCCTGCGCAGCGGAGACCTGGGCAACGTCGCGAACCTGATCAACCAGGGCCTTCTGGGCGGTATTCTCCTTTCTGTCCGGGGTTTCATCAAGAAGATCACCGGCCTCTTTAGTGGCGGC